GACCCCTTGTTTCTTTTTTATTTGTGATTTTCATGGGGATTCTTTCTTAGGTGGGTTAACTATACAACAACCAAGCAATTACTAGGTCGAGTGACTGCCACATATAGCATTTGCATCATTTCTCTATTGTTTTGATTTTTCAAAATATCGTTCATCATTAAAAACTGATTTTGAAAAGTTGATCCCTGAGAACAATGAACGGTCATGGCGTAGGGGTGGCGCAAATCAGCAAAAAAATCTAGATAGTCATAAAATAATTGCCAAACATCACTATTTATTTTTGCCAGTTTACGAAGAGCATTAATATTTTCATTGTGCGTAGTTTTATCTATAACATGATAAGCTACTTCTGTACTTTCTCCATCTGAAAGACCGATAGCATAACATCTTACTGGTTTAATTGAGTTGACGTTTGCTAGATATGTCAATATAAATCCTTCACCTCTTGGAGAGTACGCAACCTCTTGAACCTGTAACTTCAAAAAAACCTGGAGCGTGAATATCACTCTGAACTAAGTGCACTCTACCGCCTTTTTTAAACTCTAACATTGTGTTACCCCTCTATCTGTAAACTTATTAACCACCCAACCATCCAGATGGAACTTAATATTTTCGTGGAATCATCTAATGTACCAGCAAAAAAATTGACTATAGCTATGAAACACCACGCCATCGTGGCAACAAATAGAATATTTCCTGCATGTTTTCCCATTACAATTCTCCCTAAATATATTTTTCTGGATGTGATTCGAAGGCTACGTGTGTGTGATATTCTTTGTCATCCTCTTCCTGCCGTTCGTACGCATCACATATTTCTGGTAAGTCGAAGGATACGTCAGTCGCCAATTTTGACAATGGAACTGATTCACCATCAACTAAAAAATGCATTTTAAATATCCTGTCATCAAGGACAGAAACCTCCAAAATACCCTCAATCTGTATGACGTCTAATTCATTGCCATCGTGGAGGAATACTAATTCTAGGTGGTCGTCTGTTTTTATTATTGCTGTGTTAAAGTCTAATGCGTAATTATATTTCATGCTATCCCCCTATGTTAAATATGTTCTGAAATTTTATTTAATAACTTCTCAATAGTATCGTACATCCATTCACGACACCCCAGCGTGCACTCAAACCCGCCCCCTAATGCCTCAATAAAATAAACAATATCGTACACCTCACTCTCGACAACATATAGATTTAGAAACTCAAAATGCTTATCTTCTAAATTGTCTAATATATACTGTTCCTCAAAATCGTTTGCTTTTCTGAATTTGGGTAGTGTTTTCATCTGATTTCCCCTCTGTTGTTTGCATCTTATTTTTTAAAAGTAGCCCATCTAATTTATTTTTGCAACAGAAAAAGAGGGGAATTTAATTGCTTTGTTCGGTAATTATATTATCCCTTAAAATCGCACAAAATCGCGGAAAAAAGCAGGCAATTGTAATCATTACATTTTCCTTATAGCGTATCGATACGGTGTGTTGAATATGATTTTAAATGATTTAAAATACAACTTTTAATTAAAATCAAATACATAATATTGTAATGTTACGTATGGTCCCACCCCCATCTAGCGCAACTTTATTCCACTATAACCTCAACCGAAAACCCATTGACCCTTGAACCCATAACACGAGTGCCGTGCCTATTTAATTATGTAACTCCTACCTCCCCCCAACGCGACGACAGGTTGGCCGACCAATAGTACCAACGGTTAACTCAATTACAACCAAAGTAGGTCGACAGAGGTAGACATGCTTTTTCCCTTTAATATCAAACACTTGCCAACCTACACTACCTTTTCCTATATTTTTAGTATAGTTTAGTAAGTATATAGAGGAGACCACACGTATATATACGCGCGCGCGAGATTTTTCAGTTTTTAGTTTTCCTGATCTTTTTCTAGGTCTTCTTCAAATTTCGACCCGAGGTAGGCACATGGTTGGCAACCCTTTGATATCATTGACGAATAGTATGTCTACCTACCTTTTGGGGAGGTTGGCAGGATTTTCTCCAAACTTGTAACCTATTGATATTGCTACATATTAGCATGTCTACCTGTTTCGGGCTGATTTTTGGCGTCTTTTAACTTATTGATATCATTGAGAAAAACCATGCCTACCTGTTTTGGGGTTGCATTGCTCTCAAATTTAGCTCACAGTGTGGTTGTAACTTTTTTGGGGTAAATCATGCATAGACTGCAACTGGACACACTCACGGGGCAAATTTGGGGCGGCACGGCATGAATGAAACCCATTCTCCCATCCAGATGTGTCCCTCTCAGCAGCATGAGAGTTTCCCCGAGGAAAGAATATTGTGGTTAGCTATAATAAATCAGAGAAAAAAAGAGGCAGAGGAAGGAGATCAATACGCGCTCAAATGGTTTTTCCACAGAGATTATGACGATGATTTTACAGAGATATGCGACTATGCTATGCTGAATGCAGATTATGTAAGAAGAAAGTTAAAAGAAAAGCTAGGGTTATGATAAAAATTTTGACACCGAAAGGAGTTTTTGATTATGGAAGATAAAGAAATACCGCGTTTTTATACCATAAAGTTTGATACGCCGGAGAAGCGCAAACAATTATGCAAAGATTGGTGCGAACATTTGGGCAAGGGATTTACCCGTGAATGCTTTCCACCCTGCGACCCTCAAACTTTCAAGAAATATGCAAAGAAATTTCCAGAGGATTTCCCCAAGGCGGACCGCGATGAGGCAGATAGAAATCAATTAATTGCATGGGAGGAAAGGTTGCATAAAAATGCTGATAAAGATACAGGCAATGCATCATCAATAAAATTCGGTCTCATGAATATAAATAAAGTTTTCAAAAACACCGAGGACACTTCTCTGACCATAAAAATAGAATTAGTGGATGCCTGTGGAAGTAAATCTTAAACTACCTAGAAAAATGGGGGAGCTTCTACAGGGGGAGGCACGTTGGCGCGTTGCCTATGGTGGCCGAGGCTCTACAAAGTCATGGTCATTTGCAGCGGGCCTGTTGATACGCGCCCTACAGCCTGACATGAAGGGCTTCAATGTTCTTTGTGGCCGTGAGCTTCAGAAATCCATTAAAGATTCCGTCCATGCATTGCTGATTAAACAAATTGGAATATTAAAATTAGAAAATTATTTTGAGTGGGGTGAGTCGTATCTTAGGACAAAAACAGGCACTAGTTTTATTTTCCTTGGCTTGAAATCTAACATTGATGGCGCAAAATCTCTCGAAGGGTGTAAAATATTATGGATTGAAGAGGCTCATAATATTTCTAAAAAGTCATGGTTAACGCTTGAGCCGACTCTACGGGAAGCAGGCTCAGAAATATGGGTATCATTTAACCCAGACCAAGAGGAAGATGAAACATATCAAAAATTAGTTGTTAACACCCCCCCAAGATGTAAAAGGGTGTTTATCTCATGGCGTGACAATCCTTGGTTTTCTCAAGAACTGGAAGAACAACGCGCTTATATGCGAGAGAATGATCCAGATGCATATGAGCATGTATGGGAAGGTGGCTTTAACAAGAGGTCACACGCTCAAATATTCCTTGGTAAATGGAGGGTTGAGCACTTTGAACCGCAAGACACATGGAAAGGCCCGTATGATGGCGCGGATTGGGGTTTCTCTCAAGATCCGACTGTTAGGGTGCGTGTTTACATAGATGATGAAGATGAAAATAATAAGATATTATATATATACAAAGAAGCTTTTGGATACCACACAGACCTTGACGCTATACCAGAATTGTTTGATGAATTTCCTGACAGTCGCAAGGTAAGAATCCGCGCGGATAACTCGCGCCCTGATACTATTAGGCATGTGCTTGGTAAGGGATTTGACATTATCGGTGCAGAAAAAGGGCCGGGATCTGTGGAAGATGGCATTGCTTGGATACGCTCATTTAGAAAAATTATCATACATCCTGAGTGCGAGAACACAGCGCAGGAATTCAGACTATACAGCTATAAAATTGACAAAGCGACAGAAGATGTATTAACTGCTATAGTTGACAAGTGGAATCATGCAATAGACAGTATACGTTACGCCTGCCAACCTATGATCAAGGCGGTTAAAGCTGGTTTCACAAAGAAGCAGGCTAGAGAAACGAAGCGGGCGGCCAAGACTACAATTGCCCCAACAATGGATGAGGAATCATGGTAGGAATAAGAGATTTTTTTCGTAAAAGCTTTGATTTTAACCGCAAGGTTTCAAAGAAGCCCGTAACTATGCAGCCCTTAGGCACATCCGGTACAGATATTTTCTCACGTATGTTTGATGAGGAGTATTTGGCAAAGCTTTTAAGAGAGAGAGGCATTGAGGTTTTCGACCAGATGCGCCGCTCTGATGGCATCGTTGCTATGCTGCTTAAGGTGGTTAAAAACCCTATTAAATCTGCAAAATGGACTATCGAATCTGCTGAAAAGGGTGATGAAGAAGAAGACAATATTGCTGAATTTATAGAGCATGTTTTATTTGATGATATTGTCACGAAGGCAGGCAAGCGTACTACATTCCAAGATTTCATAACCGAGGTTCTAACCGAGATTGAGTTCGGTCATTCTGTCTTCGAGGTGATCCATAAAGTCGTTAAGGGTGATCCTAAATTCGGTGATTATCTTGGTATTGCCGACCTTGGTTTCAGACACCAGCGCAGTATCCTTGAATGGCAGTTGCTCCATGACGGAACGATTGAGTACGTGAGGCAACAGGTACACGGCGACTTGCGAACGGATGTATTAATCCCCGGTCAGCACCTATTGGTATTTAGCATGGACAAGGAGGGCGATAACTATGAGGGCATCTCCATGTTGCGCCCTTGTTATGGCTCATTCTTCAGGAAAAACATTTACCGCAAGCTACAGGCTATCGGCATAGAGCGTGCATCAAAGGGCGTGATTGTAGGCGTGATCCCAGAGGATATGATAACAAGAGACGACTATGAGAGTCAGCGTCAGGAGTTCCAAGCTTTGTTAGACAAAGTGTCCTCACATGACATAAGTAACTTCGTTCTAGGTGCTGGATTTGATGTTAAAGAGCTTAAAGTTACGCATGATTCCGAAAAGGTGCAGGCGGTTATTGAGGGCGAAAATAACGAAATGGCATACGCTTTTGTGGCCAACTTTATGCTGCTTGGAACGGGTGGAAACAGTGGTTCATTTGCTCTAGGGCAGGATTTATCACAGATATTCTTATCCGGAATACAGAATATAGGCGTTGGTATTGCAGATAAAATTAACTTGCAGCTTATCCGCCCTCTTGTGGATGCTAAATTCGGCCCACGAGATAAGTATCCTAAGCTCAAGGTTTCAGGCATAGCGGATAAGGCTGGAGAAACTAAGGCAAATACACTCTCCACGCTTATTAGTTCGGGTGCGGTACAAAAGAGCCCCGCCCTACAGGAGCATGTACATAAGATATTTGAGTTACCAGATATTGACGAGGATTTAGCAGAAGCTGACATGGAAGACCCTGATGATGCGCCTGATGATGGTGGAGAGCCGGAGGGTGGTTCAGATCCTGTCACCGCTTCTGAAGAGTGTAAAAAAAAACTCCATGACGGGTGCTGTGGCCCAATAAAGCTACAAGACCAGCAGCGCGAGGACTTCCCTGTATCTGCATACATTGAGGATAGGGCGGATGTATTAACACCACTGATGCGGAATAGTTTAACTACCCGCGCGAATGCTATGGTCAGGCAGATTGCTATAATCATGGATAGCGGGAGCAGTGAATCTAGCATACGCAAGGCTGTATTGGCTGTTAAGATGCCAAATAGCACACAATATGCGGGCGAGCTCAGGACTTGGACATCCTTAACAATTGACGGCGCGGCGCGTGACGTTACGCGCGAGTTGCGAGACAGTGAGCAATTTGACGAGATAAGTAAATTGCCTAAGGACCAACGCGATAAAATAATAGCTGATATTGTTCTGGTGGCGGACGCGCAGAATGTTGATTATGAGAAGGCTGTGCATTTCACGTTCAATGAGTCGTATGGAAGGTCTCCTGACGATGTTACCATATCAGAGATGGAGTTAGCCGTTGTGAGGCAGTCGTCAAAGAGAGTTATAGAAACTGCTGCAACTAATACATCCGCCAAGGTTGTCAACACCACAAGGGAGAATATATTCTTCAGAGACAATGTTCTTGATGAGATTGAGTCATTCGTTTTCACAAACCCAGATCCAAGAAGTGCGATATGTCAAACTCTAACAGGCAGGGTATTCACCAAAGAAGAATACGAGAACACATCAAATATTCCTCCACTCCACCACAACTGCAAGAGCTTTATAGTCGCTCAAACGCTGGGCGCAACTGGCAATAAAGGGTTAACCAGCGGTGGCTTGGGGGTAACTGACCCAGCCATCTTAAAAACTAAAACATTATAATTTGACGAAATACATAAACGTGGGTAATAATTAGACATGAAGAAAAATATTTATATTCTTGAGCACGAAGGTGAAGATGACCAATTTCTTATCAGAGATGATGATACTGACATCTCACACGTGCAACTTATGCGTACTGGTGAGTTCGATTATTGGGGCGATGGCTCTAAGTTAGAAATTACGCCTGAGATGTTCAGGACATTCAAGAAGAATTTTGATGCACGGGTTCTTGGCGTCGATATAATGATTGATTATTTTCACCAAAGCGGTGGCGAGGCTGCCGGTTGGATACGGGAGATAACCCTCAAAGAAAATGATACGCAACTGTGGCTTCAGGTTGAATGGACAGAGCGTGCAAAAGAGAAAATAATGGCAAAAGAGGTGCGGTATTTGTCCGCTGATTTCTCAATTGACTGGAAAAATCCTGAAACGGGCGACTCACATGGCCCTGTTTTACATGGCGGTGGACTGACAAACCGTCCATTTTTAAAGGGTATGAGAGCTATTTTGCATGATTTGAACGAAAAACTTGACGAAAACGATGTTACGGTTGAAGATATAATTAGCGGTTTAAAAAATTGTCAGGTAGAAAAAAAGGAAAACATAGATATGAAACTTTCTGAATTGAAGCAAGCAGCAATTGTTTTGAGTGATGCTGATCAAAAGGAACTTGGTGTTGCTATTGGTCTTGTGCCAGAAGACACCAAACTTGCAGATGATAATAGCAGGCTACAGATTGAGCTTGCTGCTGAAAAGCAAGCTACTGAAAAATTAACCAAGGAAATTGAAATTCAGAAAAAAGAAGCAGCTTTTGCTACGCTTATGTCTGAGGGTCGTGCAGTTGAGGCGCAGAAAGAGGCTTACCTAGCCGGAGATATGGATTCATTCTTGAAGCTGGCAGTTCCTGTAAATCTTAGCGGCACTGGTGACGGTGGCAAGGTTGTTGACAAGGAAGTGTTGCCCACAACAAGGGAAGATGCCGATGTCGAGCTCATGAAATTATCGGATGCGAAAATTGAAACTAACCCGAAGTTGACAATTGCTAAGGCTTTGAGCCTTGCTATTGCTGAGAATCCAAAGCTTGCAAAAATTGCACAGCGTGATGTTTAAAAGGAGATATTAAAAATGGTTAGCATAATCAAACCAAATACTATTAGCGTTCTAACACTTGGCGAAGATCTTTCTGCCTTAACAAAGCTTACAAGAAACGTAGCTGTTGCGCTTGATGCGGACGGCGATGTTACTACGGCTGGAGCGAATGACCAAAATTTCCTTGGCTTCATGCAACATGGATCTCCTAGTAATAACAAGCCCGTTGAAATTGCAGGCCCTGCCGGTGGTGCTCATGCGATTGCTGGTGGAACTATTACGGCTGGCGATTTTCTTAAGACGGATGCAAACGGTCACGTAGTTTCAATTGGTGTACATGAGACAGCTTACGCGGTTGCCATGGCGATTGATTCCGCTGTTGACAATGATGTGTTCGGTGTTTACGTGCTGCCAACTGGTTTCCAAGCCGGTGCTACAAGCGCACTTGGAGCTCCTATGTTTATTCAGGTTACGGCAACACTTGCGGAAGTTAATGCAGGAACTGAGTTGCTGGCTGGTGTAACAGGGCGTAAAATTTACCTTAACGGAATGACAGCTATGCCTAATGGATCGTTTGCGGTTGGAACTGCAATCGTGCTTGAAGACAGCACGACAGGTACGGACTTTGTTAGTATTGCACAAGCTCAAGCCTCAGATAATGCATTGTTAGTGCCGGGTGTTACTGGTGTGACTCTTGCGGCTGCATGGGGTGACGGTGGTGCGGCTGGTGAAGGTTTGACAGTTAATAAAACCGGATCAGATTTCACAACTGCCACAGACATAAAGTTTAATCTGCTAGTAAATTACGTTTAATAAGGGAAAGGAAATTAAATAATGGGTACTCAGAATAGAGCGTTTATTGACCAACTTCTAACGCAACACAGTAATGGGTTGTTTAACGATGACATGGGCTTCATTGCAGAACAGATTCTGCCAATGGTTGCGGTTAGAGAAACAACTGGTTTAGTTCCAGCATACGGAACATCACATTTACGCCTTGTGAATACGGTTCATGTTGGCGTTGGTAAATACGCGCGCGTTGATACGCAAGTCCTTTCAAGTTCAACATATGAGATTATTGACCATGGTTTGGTTGAAGTTCTTACTGATAATGTTCGAAGGAACACCCCAACACCATTCGATGCAGAAATAGACATCACAACTGCACTAACGTCTATGCAACATCTTGGGAAAGAAAAAGCTCTTGCTGATTTGTTGTTTTCAACTGCAACTGTCACGCAGAATACTACATTGACTGGCAACAACCGGTACAATAACCGGTCACACGCAGACTCAACACCTATTGAAGATAGAGATGTGGCATTTGCTGCTGTTGAAGATGCTGAGGGCGTAACTCCTAACGTTGCTGTCATGAATAGAAAAACAGCCCGTGCTCTACGGACACATCAGCAGTTGTTGGATAGCTTGGGCTTTAAATCTGCACGACCAAACGGCCTTAGTATGACTGAGCTTGCTAATGCTCTAGATGTTGACAGAGTTCTAATCGGTGATGCTAAATATGAGTCAGCGGCAGAAGGTCAAACATCTAGTTTGGCTAACGTCTGGGGTAATGACCTCGCTTATGTTTACGTAGCCCCGAACCTTGGCCTGCGTCAAAAGACTTTTGGTATTGAGATTCGTAAATCAGGGACAACACCGCGCGAAGTTCGTAAGTGGACTTTGAACGAGCCTAAAGATGCAATGGCTATTAATGTTCTTGACAACTATGACCAAAACATCTTGAATGTTAACTGTGCGTACCTAATCAAAGACGCAATTGCTTAATTTTTTAGGAGGCGATATGTCCAAGAAGAAAAAGAACAAAAATGTAGCCGTTGAATCTGCTGAAGCGGTTGTAGTTGCGGTTGAAGAATCTGCTGAAGCGGTTGAAGAGCCTGCACCTGCACCCGAAACAGTTACTGAAGCGGATTTGGATGAGTCCCCTGAAGAGGGTGAACAAGATGTGGGTACAGGCTTTCATGCGCCCCTTGCTAGGGAAACCACCCCTGAGCCTGTACCCGTTGTTCCTGAGCCATACCCCGAAACAGTTCCAGATCCTACGTACGTTTGGGCACTTAACATGAACACAGGACAGCACAAGCCCGGTGATAAATTTGATGGCAATGCTACAGAACTTGCCGTTGCTTGGGAAAAAGGATGGATCAAAAGTGAATGACCGATTATTGCGCACCCGCAGATATAGTAGGCAATTTAAAAGGCTTTGAGTTATCACCTACATCGCCCGGTGTAACATCCAGTACCCTTGATGATATGATCTCGCAGGAAAGTTCTGTGATAGATCAGCATGTCTCTTCTCGATATACTTTACCCGTTACCGATGCGACAGCTTTATTATTCTTGAAGAAGCTATGTATTGATTTGGTGGTTTACAGAGTTACAAAAGTATTACAGCCTAAAAATGCATTAGCTATTCCAAGCACAAGCGTAGTACAAGACATAAGCGATGTGACGGCTTATAGAATTGCTATGAAGATGTTGGGCAAAATCCTTGACGGGGAAATGACGCTACCGGGGGAGGAAGTCAAGGACATTAATTTCTTTGCATCGACTGCGGTTGATTGTGACGAGACATCGGTCTTTGATTTCTCAGAGCAACAATGGTAATAGCCTCTTACAGTATTGAGAACGATAAGAAGTTCGGTGATTCACTCGATAAAGCAGCAAAAACGGTCGGAGATCTACGTATTGCTCTGGGTTTGATTGCGCGAGATTGGTTTAAATCTAACAAGGCGCAATTTAGTCTTCAGGGTTCAGGGCAATACCCTCCATTATCAGCTAAATATGCAGAGGCCAAGCGTAAATCTGTCGGTCGCAAGCCCATTCTTGTAAGGTCTGGAAAGCTTCGTGATAGTATGACAGATCTAGGCAGTGCAGACAGTATTGTAAAAATTGGCAAAACTTCTATGATGTTAGGGACGCAAGTTGCACATGGTATATATCATCAATCTGATCAACCGCGCAGTAAGATTCCATTACGTAAATTCTTGTTTATTGGCCCAGAAGCTCCAAGATCCGCACCTTCGGCTATAACAGGAAGATTGCAACGGTGGATGAATATTCTTGATGCGGAAATAAATCGCAAGTTAAAGGCGGGTATATAATGGCAAAATTCGATACAGAGGAATTTAGAGACTATTTCTTAAACCTATTTCAAACGAATATGGCTGCCAAGATTGCTGAAATTAACTCCGAAAAAGGTGACAGTGTTTTAGTTGATATCGATGCTGCTGCATATGTGGGTGGCATGAACGAAAAGGTTATGAACTACCTTGAGTTTATCGTTTATGAATTTTCTGGCATAATAAATACAGCTACAGTTGGGCAGAATTATTCAGAAGAAATAGATATGGCTTTCCAAGTGGTAGTGGTTGATGTTAATAATGCAGATAACTCGACAGAGACCAAGGTTATGCGCTATACTAGGGCATTGGCAGAAATTGCGGCATCAGCCGTCAATTCACGCCCCGAAATATCGGATTTGGAGATACAGACTTTTTCTCCTGTTCAGTTGGTGCTACAACAAAATTCCCTTGTCAGAGTAGGGGGAATAACAATAAAAGGGACAATTGTTGGATGAAAGATTCACGTGAAACAGTTAAAAAAACCGCGCGCGCATCTGTTGTGCTTGCGCTTAAAGATTGGCACATTTGCCACCCGCCACATTGCAATGTTAGAATAAAAGAAGGTGATGATCTTTCCGATGTTCCTGAAATGTACCACGAGAATTTAAAAACAGAGGGCGTTATGCCTAAAAAGAAAGGACTTTAAGTTATGACTTTATCACGTAATCAGTCAATATTTGGCATTCACTCAATTGCATTATACAACTTTGAAACACTACAGCCATATGGCATTTTCAAAACCGTGGGAAGCCTAACTCTATCAAACGCGCAAGAACAGATCCCGCTACATGGCGGCGCAAGTCCTTACCCTTGGGAAGTTGAAAGTGGTGTTAAAACGGCTGAAGGTTCTTTCCTTATTAGAGAGCTTCCTGATTCTGCATTCCTACCAATCGAAGGAACAGCGGCGACAACTAATGCTGCCGAAGCAAGTGGAGCTTCAACAGCTCTTGCCAATATTGGCGGAACATCTGTTGTGGCTTCTACAGGCATAGCTACTGTCGGCGTGGAAACAGGCAGTGAAGCTGATGTTAAGACTGGTATGTATCTTGTCAGGGTTGCCACAGCCACGACAGTCGATGTGTACTCTTTGACAGACGTGGACGCATTGCGGGGAACTGACCTTGTATATCAAGATGATGCGCTTAAAATTACAGCTTCAGCCCTGACAATCACAACATCAACCGCAGTTTCAATTCCAAATACTGGTCTTGAATTGACAGGAGGCAGTGGCACTATTGGAATGACGGTTGGCGACACAGCTTGGTTCGATGCACGCTCTATTAATACGGGTTCAACAGATGTAACAGTTGGTGCTACGGGTGTTATTAGCCCTACGGTGGGCATCTTGTGTGCTGCACAGAAGAAAGGCAACAATGAGATATTCTTGCTAGACATTATGAAGGCAACAACGGGTGGATTACCGTTTAACTTCACAGAAAAAGCATGGATGGAATCAGAAATTACATTCCAAGCGGCTTATAACTCTGTTCGTAATGGTGTATATCGTCATATCCGTGTAAATGGGTCATAATGAATGCTGAATTTTGCATCTAAAAAAACTAGATTTAAGGTCAAATTGCAAGATGGTAAAAAGGTTGACTTAGAGTTCAGGCCATTTACCCTCGCTGATTTGGCTTGGCATCAAGAGTTTTTCCCTGATCAAGGGATAAAAATTGCTATTGAAGGTTTGAAGATTGAGAGCCTATGCCGAATTATCTGGCATCAAATGCATAATGATAGTCGTTCTGTATTTTTCCGAATAAAATACCAAAGATGGAATGAAGACACTGGCGAATTATATGATACTGAGCCAGAAGGTTGGGAGCGTTTCTGTGAGGCCGTCATTGACATGGACAGCATAACAGATGCTCTCGATGCCCTTATGAAATGCATGATAAAAAACGGTTTTATTGAAGACGGCAAACCTGAAAAAAAAAAAGCATAAGTGAATTAGATCCCAATGAATGGGCTGAAATTTATGACTTTGTTGCATCCTCATATGGCGTAACACCTGATGAATTTTTCTCATTTACTCCGCGACAATTACAGCTATCATTGGAAACACTCCGTGTGAGGACTCATAACGATAAGGCTTTCCTTGCCAATGTCGGTGGTCAGAAAATGGATTATATTTCTGTAGAGGCGGAATCCCTTAGGCGGCAAATAACACGCCAACATATCGCGCAAGAGAATAAAATCCGTGATAAGATGGAAGAAGTTATGGAGGTTGCCAATGGCTACAAATCCTGAATTAATTATTAAAATAGCTGGTAATTCCAAAGCCTTTCAAAAAGAGCTGGCCCAGCTAGAGATTCAAACGAAGTTATTTAACAAGTCAATCTCTAAAGATGAAGCTAAACACCAATCTCTTGCTTTGCAAAGGCAGGCTATTCAAGAGCGCAGATTAATTTCATCGTACAAACGTATAGCTGTGGCTGCTGCTTCTGTCGCTGTGATCGGTGTACTGTCATTCAGGGAGTTTGCTAAATTTGAAGATGCATTAATCGGTGTACAGAAGACAACAGATATTGCAGGGAAAGAGCTTGAAGATTTCAAGGTAAATATTAAAGACCTGTCAGTGGAAATGGCGCAATCCCAAGCATCTTTGCTAGGCATTGCTGAAGCTGCCGGACAACTTGGTGTCCGTGGTTCTCAAAACTTAACAAAATTTACAAAAACCATTGCCTTAATGAATGTTGCAAGTAAGACCTTGCAAGGTGAAGCCGCAGCGATTGCACTATCAAAAATCCTTACAATTACAGGAGAAGGTTTTGAGAATGTAGATAGGTTTGCTAGTGTTATCTTGCGTCTAGGTGATAATTTCGCAACGACAGAGGCGCAGATTGCACATATGACGGAGAATATCGTGCAGGCTGGCGGCGTATTTAAAACATCATCAACAGATGCCGCCGCACTCGCCGCTGCATTTTCACAATTGGGAATAAATCCTGAAATTGCTAGATCAACATTGGTTAAATTTGGGGTGTCATTAGAGAAAGTTATCGCCAATGGTGGTGATGATTTAAAAGCGTTAATGGCAATCACCAACATGACTGAGGAGCAACTACGCAAAACTTTCAAGGAAACGCCCGTTGAAGTATTTCAAGCGTTCACAAAGGGCTTAAAGGGCGTGATTGATAGTGGGGGAAGTGCCGCCAATGTACTTGATATTTTCGGACTGGCTACCATAAGAGCTATTCCGTTGTTGACCACTGCTGCAAGAGGTAACGAGGAGCTCGCGCGTGCTCTGGAGTTAGCGCGTAAAGAATATATTGATAATACAAAAGCAAGTGAAGAGTTTGCATTAAGAACAAGGGCAGCAAGTTTTAAAGTAGATGAGATGAAAACAGCTATCAGCAATTTAGCCATTCTTCTTGGAGATGTGCTAGCACCTGTTATGGTTGGTGCGATTAAGGGAATAACTTTTGTTCTAAATGATTTCGTTGATTCTTTAGCAGGCTCTGTTGTTTTTATAGGCTCGTCCCTCGAAGTAATAACTGAGCTTTTTAGAATTAGCATGTCTAAAATTAAGGATTTTATTGGTGGTGCTAAAGATGCTTTCATGGATTTCGTATTTACTACCTCTGAAAATGACATAGCAATCGCTGAGGCGGATTCTAAGTCTCAAATAAGTGCTATGAAAGAGGGTGCAGAATTTGAACGTCAAGCCTTAGCTGATCATTTGGCCAAGAAAAATCAAATGAAAAAGGATGCGTCCAATCAAGAGGTAGATGGACTTATTGAAACAGAAGAGAAAAAGCACACTGTTAGAGGTGATGCCAACAATGCAGAAATAGCACAGGATGAAGAAAACCAATCTGTTCTTAATGCCATTCTAGCTGAAAGAGCTGAGGAAGATCAGGAAAAAGAAGAAACTAAGCGTGAAGAAAAACTAGAACGTGAACAGCGGCAGTGGGAAGAGGATTTGTCTACTTTAGATGATCGCCTGAAACAAGCAGCAGATATGCGCGATACTGACCTAATTGAACAGGTTGCAAATGAAAGAACTATTCATTTAGCAAAAACAAAGCTGGGACAGGAACAGTTAAAAAGAGAAAAAGTTATAGCCGAGCAAAAAATATTGGTTTCTAAGTTTGAGTTTGTTGAAAAAATAGGAGCGTTTAGAGATTTTGTTTCCAAGGGGACAGCTCTATCTAAGGCATTATTTCTATTCGAGAAGGCTGCTGCTGTTGCGTCGGCTGTAACTTCTGCTAATAAAGCTGCTGCAATGGCTCTTGCGCATCCACCCGGCCCACCAACAACGATACCATTATCAAGATTAGCATTGGGAATGGGTTTAGCAAATGCAGCTGTTATTGCTGGTACTGCTATAAAAGGTATATCGGGCGCTCAAGAAGGCGGGCGCGTACCCGGTGGATTTGGTGGCGGTGATAGAGTTCCGATGTTGCTTGAGCCCGGAGAAACTATCATACCTAAAAAATTAACCCCTACTTTTGAGGATTTTCTCCGTGAAGATAGAGGAACAGGTGGTGAGGGATCAGGTGGCGGTGAGGTAACTATTGCCCTTAACGCTGATGCAGCTAGACTGTTTACTTTACAACAGCGTGAAGATTCTACGTTAGGAGTACAGATAAAATGAGTATGTCGGGCGGTATAAGTTTCTACGATAAGAATAAAGCACTATTTGACGATGGTGCGGTTGCTGTTGCGTCAACAAATACAGCGGATCAGAATTTGCCATTGGGAACGAATAAATATTTCAGGTGGGAATCAAGTGGTAGCGATGACACAACAACGGAGACGTTAACAATAACGCTTGAGTCGCCTGTTGCTATATCAAGGATATTTCTTGTAAATCATAATCTAAAGGAATATACGATACAATATGATAATGGGTCACCAACTGATTTCACAGGCGTTACCGGATTAGATAATTATAGTGATAGTAAAATAGCTGAACTGACTTATGCGGATAATACATCATACTATGAATTTGATTCTGTAACCACTGATACGATTATTATAACGATGGAGATGACACAGACTGTAGATGCCGAGAAATTCATAACGCAATTTATAACTACAAATGAGATTGGGACTATGGACGGTTATCCCGGACTAAACGGCGTAACTTTAAGCAGAAATGACAGAAGAGAAAAATCAATTTCTGGACGTTCACACATTCAAAAGGGATATGAGACTGCTAGTTTCGGATTATCGTTAAGAACATATCCTAAGCAGGCGGATATTGATATTCTGGATGGCCTACACGATAGAGAAACGCCGTTTCTTGTGTGGTTAGTCGGTGGATTGCCTGATCAATTTAGAATAAAGCAACGTGGCTTTAAACTTGAAGATGTTTACCAAATGAAGGTATCAGGCGCAATTCGCAACTCATATGACCGCAATATATACATAATGGGAGTTAACCAGACGTATAGCTTCATGGAGGTCGTTTAGTGGTTGGGATATATCCATTCCGCAATTATAGAGTGCTATTTACGCCATTAGTGGGTGTTAACACTTATGGTTCTGTCGTGGATGTCACCCAAGATATTGACCTGACAGATTTTATTAAGTCGTTCGGAAAAATTAAGAAAGAAATTGATAACGGTGATTATGATATAGGAATTTTTACGTTTAGTGACATTACACTGGATGTCATAAACTATGACCGTAGATTCAATGGGCCAGAAGATCCACAAAGCATATTTAAATTTACAAGAGATCGGTGCAAGGTTGAAATTGTATTTTTTGACGAGGATGGAAACGATAGCACTAGATTTAAAGGGCTCATTAATGACGATGCAACGCGCGTGGATTTCACAAGGAATACTATACGCTTTAGAATATTGTCGCTCGATAGTATTTTTAGACAGGTAGAAGTGCCGCAAGGTTCTATTGTTGAAGGTGACTTATTCTCTACGGCCATAAAGAAGATATTAAATGTGCCTGAGGTTACGACAACCCTGACATATGACGCGGCAAATGTGAATGTTGGCCTTGACCTTCAAATTGATGACGGAGATGTGTTCAGTTCAACATCTGCCCGTAATTCTCTAGAAGATTTATTGCTGGCTTCTAACTCCATAATGTTTGTCGATAATAACGATACCATTTTTGTTAAGGCAAGGCGGGAAAGTGTCAATGTGTTTGAGCTTTTCGGGCATGGTGATATTTTAGGGCGTGAGAATGTCCTGCAAATTAAAGATTATAACAATGGGTTGCATAGAGCTTTCAGTAGTGCGCTGGTTAACACAAATGGTCTATCCACAAGTGATGCTTGGGTCGCGCAGTATGGTTTCAGGCAAAAAACGGCTTCCTTTGCTTTCATCACTACTGAATCGAAAGAAACTTTAATAGCAGATAAAATTGTTGAAGAATTTAAAGTACCTAAGACAGAGTTAGAGATCGAGGTCACAACAAAATCTGTTGAAAATATAGAGCTATTGGATATGGTGATACTAGATTATAACCGTAGAATAAGCCCCTTTCCCGGTGATGACCACGCTCCAACATGGGGTGCGGAGACATGGGGGGCTTTTAACTGGCCAATAACTGAAGGGGCAGTCAGGATACATCACACAATAAGATGGAAAGTTATTTCTATAATAGAAGACCCTATAAATTTTGTAACAACACTTAAATTGCGGCAAGCAGGCACAGAGACACAAGAAGGCTTTTTAATATCGATTAAAAATCCAATATCAGGAGCGCGGATTGTTAATCCTGACACTGGCGCATTTATAATAAATCCTGTATAGTATGAGTATGAGGTATAAATGAGCACAACAGAAGATTTTAACAGTTATGATAATTTAGCATCTTTACTAGATGCGGACGAATTTGCTGTATTTCGTCCGGGAACGGGCATGAGAAATGTGCTATTTTCGACTCTAGCTTCCGGTTTAAGTAGATTGTCAAACCACGCAGTAGATACAGGTGGGGCGGACGCTTATGTAATTGCGCCGAGTCCTGCAATTACTGCCTACGCGCTGGGGCAATTAGTTACATTACTGCCCGCAAATGTAAACACTGGTGCGTCAACATTAAATGTAAATGCATTAGGTGCAATAAGCATTAAAATGCCGGATGGAACTGATCCATCGGCAGGAGATATCGGTGCAAGCGCTGTCCACCTCCTAATGTATGATGGCACGAATTTTATCAGCATCGGGGGAGGTAGTTCATTAGATCTTCTCGATGAAGATAATATGTCGAGCGACAGCGCGACGGCCGTACCATCACAACAGTCTGTTAAGGCGTATGTTGATAATAATAGTGGCGGGTATTTCGGTGCGCGTATGGATTATGGCGGGATGAACTTTGATGGGTCTACGGATTATCTTAATAACAATGCATTGTCTGGAATTTCCAATTCAAAGGTAGGGAGTTTTTTTGCAATTGTTAGGTTTTCAGGTGCGTCCGGTGGATCTTCGGATTATTTTTTTGCGAATACGGGTGAAACATATTCTGTGTTTAGATTGACATCTGGCGCGATTAGATTTTTTGGGAGGAATTCTAGTAATACAGAGATATCAAGATTCGAAACAACGGATCCGATTTGTGCAGCGGCTGGTACGTACGCAATTGCTGTCTCTTTTAATATGGCGGCGCCGGGTTCGGCAATTTTAAGGGTCGTTAATCTTCAGACAGGTCAGGAAGCAACAGCCTTGACAGAGACGACTTTTACGAATGATACGATAGATCATACGGTTTCCGAGTGGTCTGTTGGCGCGCGCTCGTCCGGCTCAAACAAATTCACAGGTGATATTTACTCCGTATGGTTTGATCCGACAACAAATCTTGATTTTATCGATGATGATATTTGGAGCAGGTTTCTAACGACGAATTATGTGCCTGTTTATCTTGGAGCTGACGGTTCACTTCCTACAGGAGCGCAACCTATACTATTTCTTGGGTATACGGCGGGTACTGGATGGGCTGTGAATTTAGGTTCTGCCGGCAACTTTACGGTGCGCGGTTCCCCTGTTGCTGTGATCACGACTCTTCGTGGCGAATATAATAATTAAGGGGCGAGCAATGACTGAAGAAAATACACATAAGCTGACAGACGGCGTGTTGACAACATTGGATGGCGCGGTAGTGGTTGATAAAAAGATCTTAGCGGATAAAACTATAACTATCGGCTCTGGATTGGATTATGACACAGCACAAGAAGCAATTGACTATGTTAATGAATGTACTTTAGTAAATGGAATTATAGTAACCCTTGAATTTGAGGGCGGAGTACATGCTTCTAACGATGAAGAGATGATATGGTCACACCCACAAGGCTCACAGTTCGTGTGGAAGAGTGCAGAATCAAATGTAGCACTTACATATGATAGCGTTGTTTCAGTTACAAATAATGCTAATTCTGATTGGAGTGTAGTGCTTGAATTTGATGATGTTAGCGATGCCGAAGTAGGTGGTATTCTTAAAATTGTTAATCCGACAGGTACTGGTCACTATGGCATATTTGCAGGTGCTTACCCAATAACGAATGTAGACACTGGCAACGACAGAATAACAATTCGTATGCGTGTAGTTGGCGGAACATTCCCTACATACACCTTAACAGGCGCGACATATTTTACATTAGTTGCTACAACCCTACCTTTTGCAAGTATGGTTGTTCCTTCAGGAGGAGAATTTGCAGGCTTGAGAATTAGTCGTGGTGTTGCTCTGGGCCAGATAGAGAATATTGCAATCGTTGGTGATTATGGCACTGATGATACAATAGGTATTATTTTAGAACAGGGTGCAAGCATAAAAAATGCTGGTGCGACGTGTGTCAGTGAATGGGGACGGTATGGTGCATTAGCACAGGGATTAAATCTTGTGTGGTTAACAGGATTCGCATCTTCAAACAACAGATCAAATGGCGGATATTTTAATAATAATAGTGCTGCTATTCTTAACGATAGCGACTTTACTTGCAATGTTTTTGGTATTGGGTTGGTTCTAAATCAAGGAACGTCTGGCACAATCCCGAACGTAAATTGCTCTGGCAACAGTAAGGGCATGCAGTTTGCTTTAGAATCACATGGTACGGGCGGTAATTGTATCTTGCACGGGAACTATGGTCAGGATGTCAGGGTAACTTATGCTGGATTAGCGTGGGGAACTGGTTGGGATTATGCTGGAAGCTCAAATAACTACCATGATAATACAGGATACATGAATGTTTAGAGGTGAAAAATGAGTGGTAATACTTTAGTTCAAGCAAGTGGCGCGGCAACTGCTGACGATGTTAATCAGTTTTTCACCTCTAACACCGGAAATTTCTTACCACGTAATGCAACAACTGGGGCTATTGAGGACGCGACACATGATCTAGGTCAGTTAGCGACACAATGGGCTAACGGATATTTTAATAATATATTTTTAAACGGTACTTTGTTTGATCCTTCAGCATCTGTCGGTGGTACTGATACAAATAACGCAATTGTATCAGGCAGAACACGTACAACATCCGCACAGCCTGATTTCTTAAGGGCTTCTGGTTCTGGTGCGAATATGACCATACTAGCAACTGATACCCCGTTGCAGATAACAGCTAATGCAAACAGTGTGACTGTATCTGCGGACATTGCAGTATCCAGTTTAACGGTCGCACCAAGCAGTAATAATACCTGTTTGGTGGCGGATACCTTGCTATCAGATCAAGCGTCAAGTTTTTTTACTGGTGAGGCATTCGATGACCCCCTTACAGTTGACACAATGGGCAGTGAGATTACTAGCAGAGTTGGGGAATATGTTTGTTTGCTGAGCGAGAATGGCGATTACATGCTTGCTTTTGTAGAGAGCACAACAAAATTAACCCGCATATATCGTGGATTTTTCCTAGACAGTAGTGCTGTTCCATTGCCTAGAGAGTCATTAAATAACAACGATGTTTTAACTTTAATGTCACTTGGTTGGGTTTTCCTTGATGCTAACGGTACGACTGTCGACATATCTTACAAAAGCCCTATTTATGATTTTGAAGAGCCTGCCAGTGCGACTCTGGACGATTATTGGTTTGACACAGTAAATTTACAATGGAACCGTTATAGTGGTTCGGCGTGGGTGCAAGTTGACCGCATGCTTATAGGATTAACTGTCATTGATGCTACAGATTGTGTAGCTACCAGATCATTTGATTTTTCAAAAGCGTTTGGTGCGCACAATACGGTTACAGGATTAAGATTCAGCAACACCCAAATTTATTCAAATTACGGTAGGTCTGTTGTATCTGTCTATGGCGTTTTGCAATCATTCCTCGGCGGCCCAATTCTCTGGGATATTGCTACTGATTTAGAATCTGGTGTCAGTGAAACAAACTCTACTACTTATTTTTTATATGTGTCTGAAGGTGGTGAAGCTATCATGTCAGATATAAAACCACATGACCGTACATCTGACTTGCGCGGATGGTATCACCCTCATAATTCTTGGCGTTGCGTAGGAGAATTTTTTAATGATTCATCCGGTCACATTGCCGATGTTAAAGATATTGTACCCACTGTAAATATTCAGAGCTTCACAACAAGTGGGACATGGATTAAACCTCCCAAAGGAACTCTCGCTATTATAAGAGCATGGGGTGGTGGTGGATCTGGTGGTGGAAATACCACAACTGGTGGCGGTGGCGGTGGTGGTGCTTCATACGTTGATTTATTTATTCCCCTATCAAATTTAACTGATGAAGAGACTGTCACAATAGCCGCCGGCGGTGCTGGTGTTGCTTCTACTAATGGCAACGCTGGAGGTGATACTACATTCGGAAGTCATTTAACGGCTAAAGGTGGCGGACGTGGTGGCGGTGGCGGTAGTCAAGGCGCTGGTGGTGGTGGTGGTGGCACTATAGGGCAAGGTGGTGATGCTTCAGGTTCAACGGCCGGAGCAGGTGGCAGTGGCGGTGGTGGCGCCGGTGCGACCTCAGTTGGAACAGTTGGATTTTCGCCTGACAACAAAGATGCGGGCGCAGGCGGCGGCGCGGGTGATACTGGAACAGGAGGCAATGGGCAAGATGCTTTTTATGGTGGTGCGGGTGGTGGTGCGGGTGGTGCTTCAACAGGTGGAAACGGCGGGACTAGCTCACAAGGCGGTGACGGTGGTGACGGCGGCGGTGGTGCTTCGGATAACGGAGGGTCTGGTTCTGTTCCCGGTGGTGGCGGCGGTGGTTGTGAAGCTTCTTCTACATCGGGCGCGGGCGGTGATGGTCAGTGTATAATTTATGTGTTTTGAGGAGCTTTTAAATGAAAAGAAGAATGGCACTTGTTAATCAAGATGGTGTTATTGAAAACATCATTGTTGTAAGGGATAAATTTACTCCCCCTGAGAATCTCATACTTGTAGACATGGAAGAGGGTTGCGGAAGGTCTTGGACATACGTTGATGGGAAATTTATTCCACCTGTTGAAAGACCTCCACAACAACGCGAACTTACGGACATAGAAAAAAGATTAAATAAAATTGAAGAAATCCTTGCTATGTAGCATAATGATCGTATGGCTAATTCAACACCAATAAATATTACAGACAATACTACTGGAAC